ATGAATTTTGAGAGGTGTTATATGTTTACAAATAAGAAATTAATTCGATTTGGTTTATCGTTGTTTGTATTTTTAGGAATCATTAATTTTACAATCAGCTATTTCCAAACATATCTTGAAACAGCAGCAGATATTAAATGGGTAATTCCGGGAATTTGGCAAACTATTTTAATAGATGTTCCTCAAGGTATACTTGTTCTTTTAGGCGCAATTGCTTTATATGATTTCACAAAAGAGGCATCACAAAAAGACGCATCAATCTAAATGCGTCTTTTTTCAATTAGCAATTTCATAGAGAGTTTTGCTAAAGAAATAGAATGAAAAGCCCTAATTAGGGCTTTTTTCTTTGTAGGAATTTCTTATCCGTCATAGAAACCGGTCACTAGGAAATGTTATAGCGAAACGCATTTACAGTACAGAAAAATCTAAGTGACAGACGGAAATATATAGGATATGGCGCCATAATTATTGAGAAATTAATTGAATTTAGTAAGTATGAAGATATGACGCTAGAATTCATATTTTTTAATTTTTATTTATCCCGCATTAACGGGTAGTAAGCCCCCCGCCTCAAAATTCAGCAGAAGCAAAGAAGTTAGGTGGCGGTCGGACTGTCCGTAAAAGCCCGATTGGTGAGGGCTAATAATCAGTGGGGGATGAGCTAACCCCCCACTGATTAAAGTTTCACTTTATAAAAATGAGCCCATAGTAAAAATAGGTATATGAACAAGGTGCATCATTTAATGATAAGTCATACTTTGTTGGTGTACGTATTGAACTTAGTTTATAGTGCTATTCCTACTTAGATGTAACGAACAGAAACATAGGGAAGCATCGATGAGGTTGTATTTTATAAATGGAGGTTATGAAAATGAATCAGTTTCAACAAGAACTACAAGCGTTAAATCTTAATGATTACCGATCTGGAAATATTGTCTATTGGGACCAGCAAAATCAATATCCATATTACTATATTGAAGATGCTGCTCGTCGCTGTGGCGGTTGTGGTCGTTGTGGTGGTTGTGGTGGAGGTCGTTGTGGCGGATTCCGTTGTGGTGGATTCCGTTGTATTGGTTGCTTCGGTTGTTTTGGTTGCGGGGGTTGCGGAGGTTGTGGCGGCTGTGGTGGTTGCTCTAACTGTTTTGATGGTTTTAGTGGTACTACTGATACTACTGGTACTATTATAACGTATGAATATTGATTGCATTTATCCTGCTATTTGCAGGGCAGTAAGACCCTAAAAAAATTCAGCGGGAGCAAAGAGAAGTTAGGTGGCGGACTACCCATAAAAGCCCAATTGGTGAGGGCTAATTAAAGTTTCACCTTATCAATTAAAAAACATTAGTTTTATATATGTACGTGCCGACAAAGAATATAGCCATTATTAATGGATATATTCAATCATTCAAGTGAAAGAGTAACAATAAGATATATAGATGTAATCAAGAGGTGATAGATAAAGCAGTGACTAGATTTAAAATCTAATCATTGCTTTTTTCTTATGGTTTTATCATCAAATATCTGTCTAGTTTGGGCATTGCTTTCTTCCATCTAATGATTTTATTACAATCGTGTAAGGTTAATGTAATGTTAATCGATAGTAAATGAAGATGCTTAAGTGTAATTTAAATAAGATTAAAAAGTACTGTTTATCTATAAAATAATCGGGTAAATAATATGTAATTAGGAAGTGTATGAATATGATTGAACTAAAATCTATTATCCATTCGTATAAACGAAAGAGAAAAATAGCTAAAGATTTATACGGAAAAAGAGATGAATTGACACTGTTATTAAATGAATTTAATAAAATGAAATGTACAGTAACATCTGAAAAGAAGAAAAGCAATATATTATCTCGTTTGCAACTAATTTATCAAAATATGAAATTAGATAAGCAGTATCCTCTATCAGTTGCTTTTGATAGTAAATTATTGGAGCGATTAGAAAAAGAACCTCTACATACTATTGAGGATGGTGTAACATGTTTACATCTAATGTTAGATGTGAATTATGAGAAAATAAAACAATATGGTTCGAGTACAAGTAGGTCATTTGTTCCATTATCGCAGTCTTCTGTTTGTCTTGCTGATTGTATTTGTTTAACAGGAGTTGTAGTAGGCTTACTAGGAGCAATTTCATTTGGAGGATTACTGTTATCTATATGTTCAATTACATAACGGTTTATATTTGTAAAAAGGGCACCGAATTAAGGTGTTCTTTTTTGGTTTTTTTGTAAAGTTACTGTAAATGATAAGTACAATATATTATATACATTGTATAATTCAAATGTATTAAAATACAAATATAAAGAGGTGTTGTATATGATAATTACTTTTAATTTTTAAAAGAGTCGGTTTGATAATGATTTATGTAGATAAACAGTTTTTACGTTTCTTTTAAATAATTTGTTTAAATGGATTAGATTAAGTAACTATTTCTAGCTTTTTGATAATCAAGACAACTTAAGAAAGGAAGGAATCATTTTATGAAAAAATTAAGGCTGCTAACATTTGAAAATATAGTAGAACCTCTATTAAATGAAAAGGTATCATTTATATACTTTCCTATTGAATGGCTGGACATCGTAGAGATACATTATAAGACGTTTTTATTAACGAGTAAGTTGAAACGTTTGAATGAAAGATTGTATGATATGTTTTCGGATATATTGTTTATTCAGCATAATCCGTACGTATTAAATGAAAATACACCATGGATTGTATCGAAAGAACCTATTAGACAAGAACAGCTCGATTATATTTTTCAAAGTTGGTATGAGATTATTCATGATTGGAAACCAAATCAATTAGTTGAGCCACCAAAATATGAATGGCAATCCGATTTGATTTCTAATTTGCCAGTACTACATGATAATGAAACGTATTCTAAGTGGGGGCCCGCTTTAATCTCACATATTTTTTGCGAGCGTCCTATATATTTAGAAAATACAAATGAAGAAGAGATCTATTTTTCTCCTCTTAGATCACAAAATATTTGTGAGGCGATGTCAGGACCGATAAAAGATGAAAAAACACAAGATTTTTTCTCCTATGTATATCGATTCGAATGCATAAGCCGTGGTGGTGAGAACGCTCCATTATTAAATATTTCAATAGGAATTCGGAGATTCTATCAGGAATATAAGATGTTGGGTCAAACAAACCTTGATATAACAACGTTTGTTTGACTTATTTTTATAAAATGCAAACATTTTGCAAACATACGTTAACCAAAGATACTTTTACCAAAGTTTTTAACGGCTTCTTCTTGCATATTCGGTAAAACATGAGAATAGACACTTAATGTCATTGAAATATCTGTATGACCTAATCTCTCACTGATGATTTTAGGGTTAACTCCTTGTTTCAATAGTATAGTTGCGTGTGTATGTCTTAAATCATGGAATTTAATTTCTTTTATACCTACTTTGTGTGTCGCCCTAATGAAACTTTTTCTGAAATGTGCTCTTTTTATGATTCTTCCAAACTCATCACAATGTATTAGATCTTGATCTAGATAAGCGGAACCAAATCTTAATTTCTCTTTATTAATTAAAGTCTTATGTTTTTTTAAGGCTACTATTGTTTCATTAGGTACAGGAATTGTACGTTTTGATGAATTTGTTTTTGCAGTTTTTTTGATTTTATTGTCATGACCAGATGTTTGATTTATTGTAACAGTATGTTTTTTAAAATCAATGTCCTGCCATCGTAAACCTAAAACTTCTCCCAGACGCATACCTGTAGTTATTGCAAGTAGATACCCAATGTGATATCGTGATTCTTGTGAATGAGCTAAAAACTTTTTTACTTCTTCCTCTGTCCAAGTCTGGATAGGGGTTTTTTCTTTTTTAGGTATCTCAGCAAAATCTGCTGGATTTCGAGAAATAATATTTTGTTTTACGGCTAGGTTTAAAGCGCTCTTTAAAATTCTATGCATAAGTAGAATAGAATTGTTTGCAATCCCTTTATCTATCGCAGTCTTATAGCATTTTTGAATGTGCATAACATTTAATTTATGGAGCGCGACCATTCCTATACTAGGTAAAACATGTTGGTTGATAAATGCCCTATAGCCAGCAAAGGTACTCTTTTCTATGCTCATACTTTTAATTTCTAGCCAATGATTTAGATAATCCTTTAACGTAACTTTAGATGGTTCTATAAAAGTTCCTTCATTCAACTCTGTAATCTTCTTTGCCACATCGGCCTGTGCTTCTTTTTTTGTCTTATATCCAGAAAACCACTTCTGTCTTCTTTTTCCTGTTTCTGGATTAGGACCGATATCAATAACGATACAGTATTTATTTCCTCTTTTTCGAATATGTCCTTTCACTTAAAACACTCCTTCATTTGTTTTGAATCATGTTGTATAAGTCTAGTTGTAATTTTGCTGCTATGAAAATTACATGTTTGGACATATCAGCGATGGATATATTCTACCATATATAAACAAATTCAGTTATAGGATATGATTGTCATCCAGTGTTAAATAATAGTAAAATATTAGTAGAATTAGATAAAGGGGGATGTAAGACTATGAAACAATTCACAAATGATCCAGGTGGACATAAATTAACTAATCCTGGTGTAGGGTGGCATAATGAACCGGGTGGTGGTGGTTGGAAACATAATCAAGAACCTGGAACAGGGTGGAAAATGATTTCTGATCCAGGCGGCGGTGGATGGGATATAAGTTTAGACCCAGGCACGGGTATATAACAAGGGGGGAGAATAACCAAATGACAAATTATATAAAGGACCCAGGTGGATGGAAAATAAGTTTAAATCCAGGCAGGGAGTGTAATACATAGGAGCCTAATGGCTCTTTTTTATTGCAGAAAAAAAGAGAGTATCAGCTCTCTTGATTAACTTGTAACAAAAGAAAATTTTACAATTTCAAAATAGAAATGATTTCTTCTACAATCAAATCATAACAATTCGTTAGTCTCCGCTAAGACTTTAGAATAAAACGCGAGTTGTTTGCAAACACGCTCTCGTTTAGGTTCTTCTAACGGTTTCATAATTCGAGTATAGTCTTTAAGTATTAAACAGACTATAATTGAGTGTTTTATAAAAAATAAATAGATAAAACAAGAACTTGTGTTCTGTTTACAGGCGGTTAGTGGTAATATATGCATATGGTACTTTAAAATATGAAATGCAAAATTGCATATTTTATTCCATTGGATGCGAAGAACGTTGATATATAGCGTTTTTTGAACTTTCTCAATAATTATCAGATTACTGTATGACCGAATTTTGGGAAATTTGTGTTATTATGAAAGCAATAAAATAAATGGACGTAAAAAAGACCCATGACTGTGTAAGTAGTGTTGGCTGCACTCTTACACTGTCCTCCCTAATGCGAGTAGGGAAAACATCTGTCATAAGTCTCATCCATAATTATAACATATAACCTAGATATAATGACACGTTTTCCTGTAAAGGTAAGAAATCTAGGGTAACGTGTCTTTTTGTCCAACAAGGGGGACAAAATAGTGGATAATATTCTAGTAAGTAGCGGAAAAGACCAGGTAATGACGGATCTATTAAGAAAAATAAATGACGATTTATTTGCATTAAAAATTACAAACAATGAATTAGCTTCTTATTTAGGGATTGCTAAAAGTACAGTATCTAGTATTTTGAGCGGGAAAACTGAAATTAGTTTTAATTATTTAATTAAAATAATTATGAAGATTTACAAGAAACCGTATGTTACATTAAAAGATGAAATAATATCAGATTACTTAATGTATGCAAAACCCGAGAACAGAAGAGAAGCTTTAGAATACGCTGCATTCCGAAGAGAATTCGATTCTTTGAAAGTAATAATTGATTTTGAGAAAAGTTCCAATACTGAAATTAATCGGGAATTCGCGAAAATATACGAAATTGTCTTTAAACACTGTAAGGATGTAGAAGAATATAGCCCTGAGGATTTTTATGACGAATTAGAAGAGTACAAAAGTCATGTTTTATCATGGGAAATGAAAGTACTAATCGACATTCTTTTATGCCAAACGTTATATCAAACGAAAGAATATAAAAAATTATTTAAGCGTATTAGTATCGCTAAAAAAAACGTAAAAGAAGTAAAGAATAAATTTATTTATGATAGTTTTTTAGTCAGAATAAAAGAAGTGTTGATTGTCACTTATATGATGCAAAACGAAGTGAGGAAAGCTAGATTAACATGTATTGAATTAATGGACATGTGTGACGGAAACAGCAGTTTTTTTATGCAAAAAGCTAACTCCTATTACAACATGGGAGAATCATATATATTCGAAGATTATTCAAAGGCGAAAATGTTTTTAGAAAAAAGCTTATCAGTTCTAAGTGATGAAATGTTTACTGGGGATAAAGATATCGAAAGAAAAATGAGACGAATTAAGAGTACCATAATCTTTTTGAAAATTCATCATTACCAGGACATACAAGAAGTGTATTCTGGATTAGATAAAGATGGCCATGTCTATTTAGAATTACAAAAAGGAAACAAAGAAAAAGCAGAAATGTATTTATTAGAAATCGAAAAAGAAAACGGCGCATTAAACGAATTCCAAACTTGTTATATGGGATTAGCTAGAAACGATAAATCGTTAATAGAAAAATCCTATATGATGTTTTTGCAAAAGAAGAGTCTTTTCTATGCAAATTTACCTAAATTATACTTGGGTGATTTTTAAAAAAATGGTATAATTATCTTTATAGAAAGAGGTGGATTTATTGAAAAAAATATCAATCCTTTTATCATTTTTAGCAATCGCTGGATTATTTGTTTTCTCAGTAGATAAAAAAGTTGAAGAGCCAAAACTAGAGGCAGCGAGCTATGAAAATATTATCTTGTATTCAAACGAACCAGGCGGAGGCGGCCTTTAAGGTTCTACTATATAATCAATAGAAATGCGATTGTCCTAAAAAGGATGGTCGCATTTCGTGTTTTTAAGGGGCGTTCGGTTTTTATCTAAAAATAGAGAAATCGAAACTATGTGAACAATTCACAAATTACTATAAAGAAAAAAGGATGGGGAATTTAAAATGGAGGATTGTAAACAAGGTATTCAATTGTTAATTGAAATGGCTAAAAAAGGAGATGAGGGAGCAACTTTAATGTTGAAGGAGATTGACAATCTTTTAGATGAATGTGAAATGGTTATGCTAAAGAAAAAAGGATGATTGTTAGCGATAGCTATCAATCATCCTTACTATTTATTTTCTTCTATGTCTAATCCAGAAATTAATGCTTTTATCTTTTTAATAGCAAATTCTTTCGTTTCATCATCGAATGTTTCTACTCGATCTATATAATACTTTAGTTCTAACATAACATCTGATGCTGAAGGTTCTTCGCTAGTTTTATTATCTGATAACCCCATAATGTAGTCGGTTGATATGTTTGCTAAATTGGAAATTTTTGAAACGGTTTCCCTAGATGGAGTCTTTTTACCTGATTCGATATAAGATACCATAGGTTTACTAATATCTACGCTATCTGCAAATTGTTGCTGCGTATAACCGAGTGACATTCTTATCTCTTTGATTCTTTTCCCAATTATATTCTCCATAAAAATCCCCTTTTTATTACCTTAGTATTACCTCAGTATTACCTGATATATAAAATATAACAGAAAAGTTGACTCTGAGACAACTTAGTTTTTTTGGAAAGAATTTTTTACATAAACTTGTTGACTTGTAGTTAACAAGTTGATATTATGAAGACATCGAAAGAAACAAGGGTGATGCTAATGACAAAACTTAATGTAGAACGCGTGAAAGAATTAAGGAAATCACTCGGTTATACACAACAATTTGTAGCTGAATATCTAAGTTGTTCTAAAAGTGGTTATTGTTATATGGAACAAGGAAAAAGGCAACCGAGTTTAGAAAAATTAGGTAAACTATCAACGTTATATAATGTGGCAACTGATGAATTGTTAGAATAAAGTTAACTATAGGTTGTCCTTTTTTTTGAAAAAATAAGTTAACCTGTAGTTAATGATTGTAGGAGGGGAAAAATGAATCAATTACAAGTTGTGCAACATCCAGTTAGCAAGTTTATTTTTATGGAAGGGAATCAGGGTGTTACGGATAGTTTAACAGTTTCTCAAATATTTGGTAAGCGCCATGACAATGCCATGGCTGATATAAGAAGTCATGGCATTGTCATGCTAGTCAGCAACAAGCAATTAGAAATGCTTCAAATCGGAGAGTATACAAAATTTGGGATGACGGAACTATTAATCATGTTGTTCATGATAGTAGAAGAAGCTCTTCTCATCTGCATGGAAAGACGTGAAATCAGCATTGGCTGTAAATAGTTATTGCAACATCTTACAGGAAGACTTCTATGAAGCGATATCATGCATAAATGCATGGCGACTGAGATTGGTATGATTATATATCTTTAATAAAATTCAGGTATTTCAAAAGGAGTAGAAGGAAAATGGGATTAGATCAAATTATTAAAGAATCAATCCGTGAAGTTGTTCGAGAGGAGATTCAAGCGGCATTAGCTTCATTTCAACAACAAGCACAACCAAATAAAGTAATGAGAGTGAAAGAAGCGGCAGCGTATCTAAACATAGCAGTTTGTCGAGTGTATGAATTAGCAAACCATCCACAGTTTCCGGTGATTAGAGAAGGGCGCAAACTACTTTTTCTACAAAAGGATTTAGAAGCTTGGCTTGAAACACAAAAGGAGGTGATCTAGCGGAAGATACAACATCGTTAGTTATATTCGCAATGTTTATCGCGAGTGGTACCTTGTTACTTTACATTACCTACGAGCCAATAAAACTATGGGCTTGGAGTGACGTAAAACAAAATAAAAAGACCCATGGCAGTGGGTCCTTTAAGAAAAAACACTTGTTATAAGTATATCACGGAAAGTAGGGAAATAGTACATGCATTCAATTGAATATCAAGTGCTATTACCTAAAAAGTTCTGGGATTTAGCAAAAAGTAAAGATGAATTAAAGCAAATGATTGAACAGTATTTCAAAGTTGGTTATCCGTATTATGAAATTCAACGAATTATTAAAAGTGGACAAGCATATGTGGCGGTTTGTATAAGGAGGTAAATTAATGGCTACTTTTCGAGTAAATAAAGATAAGAACTACACGACAATAAATAATACAGGTCTTAAAGATAAAAGATTAAGTTGGAAAGCAAAAGGGATTTTAGCGTATATTCTTACACTTCCTGATGATTGGATTTTTTATAGAGAAGAATTATCTAGGCATGCAAAGGACGGGCTAGATAGTTTAAGAGCTGGAATGAAAGAACTAAAGGAATATGGGTATCTTAAAAGATTTCCGGTGAGAGATGATAACAACAAAATTATTAAGTGGGAAACAATCATATATGAAGTTCCGCAAAATGACCCAGTGGCGGAAAAGCCACCAGTGGAGATTCCACCAGAGGTAAAGCCACCAGTGGAAAAACCACCGGTGGAAAATCCCAAGCTACTAAGTACTAAAGAACTAAGTACTAATAAACAAAATACTAATATACAAAGTAGTAGTAGCATCTTCTCCTTCTACGAAAATAATTTCGGTATTTTAAATTCATTCATAGCCGAAAGTATTTCGCAATGGGTAAACGATACAAGCGAAGAGCTTGTACAAGCAGCTATGGAGCGTGCTTTGAAACAGCAGAAGAAATGGAATTATGCTGAAGGGATTTTAAAACAGTGGGTTAATAAAAACATTCGTACTTTAGCTGATGTTAATGCAGCAGAAATAGAGTATAAGAACAAAGGTAAAAAAGGAGCGAATAGAAATGGCAACACCAATGAAAAAACTGGCGGAATCCCTGGAATCGAAGGTGAATTACCATTCTGATCAATGTATGAATCACTCCTATGTAATAGGTGGACAAACAATCATTAAGCCAATTCAAATGATTATTTATCAAGGAAAACCTGTTTGCCCAAGATGTGTAGTTGAGCAAAACGATAAGGTTTTGGAAGAACAAGCTAACGCTCATTATAAGAAGATTAGCCGTTTACATAAATTCAAAATACTAGAAAAGGCTAGTGTTATTACAAATAAGAAAATTCCTCTTTCAAGATTATCTGATTACAGAACTGGGTGTGATGAAACGATTAGTCACAAGAAAGATGTAGAAGAAACTTTGGAGGATTTAAAGAACGGAGAAATTAGAAAAGTTGTATTTACAGGAAATCAAGGAACGGCAAAAAGTTTCCTAGCATACAGCATGCTTCATGAATTAAATCAATATTTCTGGGATATCAGTCAGGGGGAAGAAAACTATCACCTTATGAAAAGTTGTTTATATGTGGAATTAGAAGCAATAACAAGGATGATTATGGATTCTTTTGATGATAAGAGCAGTAAATATACACTTCAATATTTCGTCCAATTAATTGGACAAGCTGATTTTGTAGTATTAGATGATCTTGGGGCAGAAAGTGGTTCAACGGATTCAAATAGACAGGCATCTGATTTCATACAACGCCTGTTATATGCGGTATCAAATACTAGACAGGGAATGAGTACATTTACTACAACAAACTTTACTGGAAAACAACTTTTTAATAAATACGATGCTAAGACCGTTAGTCGTTTATTAGGTGATTCAAAGGTATTGAAATTTACGACAGCTGATCAAAGGCTTGCAAACTTAGGTTTCTAATAAGGAGGAATAAGCATGTGTGTATTATGTCATGATACAGGAATTATTCGTAAAGAAACTTATCCAGGTGTGATTGAAACAAAAGGTTGTAATTGTGAAGTGGCAATACAGCAGCAAGAAGAAAACGATAAGCGTTGGCAAGCATGGTTAATAAAATTTGAATCAATGAAACAAGAGTTGAAACGGAATCAACAACAAAAAGTTAGTTAACAAGGGGGAGCAAGGAATGAAAAACACAGGCGTTGCAAGAAAAGTAGACGAGCTAGGTCGTGTAGTAATTCCAGTAGAGTTACGCAAAACTTTAGGGATTGCCGAAGGAACGGCACTATATTTTCATGTCGATGGTGAAAACATTGTTTTAAGAAAACATGAAAAGTCATGCTTTGTAACGGGTGAAGTTTCTGAAACCAACATAGAGTTGCTAGGTGGCCGAATGTTTTTAAGCAAGGAAGTGGCAAGTGAATTACTGGATTTTATTCAGAAGAGTGGGCTGGCAGATGCCTAAGCAACTAAACATTTTTGATGTAGAGCCAGCAATTTGTGAGTTCGATGTAATGAAGGCAAATGTGAAGAGAGGAACTGGACGCACTACATACGCTGACGTACGCGTCCAAGTTCCAACGAAGGCAAAGTCTACGGATGAATTACCACGCACCACTAAACAAGATGATCGCTATGACATCTTTGAACAATATGTAATGGCAATATGGAGATTTCAAAGAGCTGTAGATAAGTTTTTCAATTGGGATACAGCTGAAGAATTGTGTAAGGCAGCAAGGGATAAAAAAGAAATAATTCCGGTACGGGTTTATTTAGGAAGTGGTTTTAAACCTGATGTTGTCGAGTACATGCGGTAGTAAAAAGGAGAGGGACATATGAAAAAAATAGAAATCGATGTTAGTAGCAACAAACTTTTAATAGTGAAGGACGGAAATGTAACAGTAGTAAATCCGCCAATGAGTGGATTCGGTGAGCAAGTTGCGGTTTGGGTAAACGGTAAAGTTGATCGTGTAGATACTAAATTTACTGAAAAGATAAAATAATTTTTTACTAGAAAGTAGGTTCACTTATGAGTGTAGCGAAAAATCATGAAGCGATGAAGGAATCACGGTTGAAAGTATACATTGCTTTAGAAGAAGCTAACTTCATTTTGGATGAAAGAGATGTAATTCTTTTTCGTGAAATGTGGAGTCAGGGCATGAGCTTGCCAAAGATGGCAAAAGCGTTAAGAAGGCACCAAGCGGAAGTTGCACTCCTTGTAATAGATCAGGCTGATAAGTATTTAATTGAAAATCGTCCGTTAGGATTAGGAATTTGCTAAATAGGAAGGGGAAAATAAAATGAACGTTATGGAAAACGGTGTATATGAAACAACTAAATTAGTTAGTGAATCAAAGGAAGGACAAGCTGTAATGAATATCAATCATATTAGTGAATTAGATCAATATCAAGAAGCGGCATTACGTACATGGAATACAAATAACGATTTTGGTGGACGTGTTTTAAATGCAGCATTAGGTCTTACGGGAGAAGCTGGTGAGGTTGCTGATGTTGTAAAAAAAGCAATTTTTCATGGTTATGGATTTGATCCAGCTCATTGTCCAGGAGAAGAAGAAGGAAATAGACATAAAATCGCTTTAGAGCTAGGGGACATCCTGTACTACATTTCAATCATGTCTCATGAAATGGGATATACCCTAGAAGATATTGCTCAAATGAATATATCTAAATTAGCAACGAGATACCCAGACGGATTTAGCCGAGAAGCTAGTCAAAATCGTGTAGATATGAAATGAAAATTGTAATAAAAAAGAGCCGTGAGTGGAAAGGCTCATAGCTCTTTTTTATAAGGGTAATGATTTTATATATAAATATTATCATATAATCCCAAAAAATTCAATGTCAGTCAATTAATTGGTATAAAATTTGAGCTTTATTAAGAAATGGAGAATGAGAAATGGCTATTGAAGCACATAGATGTAACGTTAAAGGGTGTAATGGTCTTGTAGTTTTCGAAAATGCTGATTTTGATTTGCAAAATCCTGACACAATTAAAGGAGTTTATGCACTTGATGATCCTACTTGTAACGTTTGCGGAAAAGAATTTTTAGTAGTACCTAGCTATTCTGTCATTGATCTTGATGCAGAAACACAAGAATTTGAAGAAATTGAACCAGCTTGTATCACTGAATGGCAGAATCAAAAATTTTAACCAAAGCGTTATTTTAATCGAAAAGAGAACCATTAGGGCGTATGGTTCTCTTGGACCAAGAACTATAATGTTTATTTTTTATAGTCCGTATAAGTATATGTACTTAAAAAAAACAGTGAATCAAATGATATGTATTAACAGTTTTCTTTTAATTAATTACTTTTTGCTTTCTTGCAAGCAAAGTAAATTGAACCAGCAAATACTAATAATATGGGAATCCACGCTCCAACTGACATTTTTGCACCTCCTTAAATTATGTGTTCTTATATACTACTACATTTATATTTTTAAATGTAAGAAAAAAGAAAGTTTTTAACAAAATAGTTATTTAAAAACAAGGGCCCCTAGAGTTAGGGCTCTAGGGGCTTCCTGTTTTGGTATTCTCACATGGTTTTTCAAAAAGAATAGAACATATTGAAGATAACATGTGAATGTTTCATAAATGTATCAAAAAAGTGAACAAAATTGCTATTGCAGAAGAAGCAGAAATGAAGTTTCTAATACGTAAGTACGTAAAAGGTATTATTTGCAGTGAATAAAATACGCATGGGAAACCTAATCATTATTTTATTGTGGGAAAAGAATATGTTATGAACTTGGTTGAATGAAAAAATGAAAATTTTACTTTTAGAGTGAAATTAAACAAAAACGCTATTTTAATAGAAAAAGGAGAAATGAAAAATGAAGATGCTCGATCTCTTTTCGGGAATCGGAGGAATTAGTTTAGCAGCTGATTGGGCAGGGATTGATACAGTAGCATTTTGTGAGATCGAGCCATTCAATCAAATAGTGTTAAATAAGCATTGGCCTACAGTACCAATCTTTTCAGATATACGAACTCTTACAAAAAAAACATTAGAAGAACGGGGTGTTGACGCTGGAGCAATTGACGTTGTGGGAGGAGGATTCCCTTGCCAACCTTACAGTATTGCCGGGAAGCGAAAAGGCACGGAGGATGACCGTGACCTCTGGCCAGAAATGTTTAGGATTATCGAAGAAGTTAGACCAACTTGGGTTGTTGGAGAAAACGTTGCTAACTTCGTCAATATGGAGCTCGACCGCACGTTATCTGACCTGGAAAGCATCGGTTACAAAACAAGAACATTTGTATTACCAGCTTGTGCCGTCGGGGCGTTCCATCAAAGAAAAAGGACGTTCATTATTGCCAACTCCAATAGCGAGTTGTGGGAATCACTTACGGTTTTCCCAGGAGTCCGTGAAGAAAGTGAAAGAAAAAAACCTCAAGAATGGCAACAGCTTTTCTTTATCAATCACGGAAATAATGACATTGAATTTCGGAAAGAGGATCAATCCTTGCTTTGTAGAGATGATGATGGGATTCCCGAAGAATTGGACGCAAGTCGATTAAAATCGCTAGGTAATGCGGTAGTGCCACAACAGATTTATCCGTTTTTCGCTGGAATAAAAAAAATCAGTAGTTTTTAACAAAAAGCGTTATTTTATTATAGAAAAATAGGTGACTTAGCAATTTTGTTAGCCGAGTCACCCAGTACTATTAATCTAGATAATATTCTCTTTCTATATGTAGTTAAAGTGAGTTCTTATGGGCTAACTCTAAATCACAGTTAAAGGACAAGCAAATTTATTTTAGAAAGTATTAGATTTTACTATGTCAATGCTACAACAGCAAGAGTTAAGCCTAACGTATTTAATGAATTAGAATATGGTCCTACATTAACAGTAAGAGTACTTGCTATACCTGGAGGTGTAGTGAAAATTGCGGGGGCTGATACAGAAGTGAATCCTGCAGTATATCCTAGAGAAGTACCTGAGCCGATGATTGGATTATTATTCAGATACATAGTGACACCTGCCGAATTACCTCCAGGTTGAATGATAACTTGCACTTCATAGATTGCCAAATAGGTTCTTCCACCTTCAAGTAAAACAGTTGTTGGCGGTGTAAATGAGATTGCCGTACCATTAGAATTTACCACGGTATCTAGTGGAATCGCAGAATTTACAGAAACGATTGATGGGGTAGTTTGAACAACATTTAAACTGTTAGCCGTGGGTGATGGACAAGAGCAAGTTTTGTGAATTTTAGAGTTATTATCATTTTGGTAATTCACAAATAATCAAACTCCTTTGTGTAAGCTGATTTTTTAGCCTATATAAAACGTAGCTTTTTTGTGTATCTATGTTATTTTTAATAAGTTTATAAAAATTAGACGAATAGTGTTGGTCATTCAATTTTTACCCGTATAATACTTTAGGGATTTCAAAGTGTATCTGATAAATATATATGAATGTTTTTGTAAGGACATTACTATAAGTTAGGAAACGTAATAAAAGAACCCGTTTGTTATAAACGGATTCTTCCCACAAGGTTTGCAAGAAATTCAAGGTAACTAGACCGGAGCACTTATTGAATTTCTTGTGATAATACTGTATGCAAAAGAATTATAAAGGTGCATGCGATCCTTATTTAACAACAAATAAAAAGAGGTCCTAGGGAACTAGGACCACAATTGAAGTATCATCTTTAAAGTGAAAGTAAAAAGAATGATATGAGGTTATTTTAACACAAATCTTTAAATCGTTATTTAGACATCAAAAAGAGCACATAAATTATGCTCTTAAACAAGAAAGATAGATCCCTATGAGTGGAGAGTCTCCATACAATACTATATGCTTGTCCAGTTAAAAGGTGAAAAGTATTTTTTGAAACTAGTAATAAATGAAAAGAGCATCTTGGGAGAAAGACGCTCTATAGGTGAATTTACTGTAGAGAGTGTTTCGGTTTAGTATATGCAATTTATTTAGGAAATGTTTTTAATAAAGATACTATTTAATAGAAAATATTTAACAGGACCCGATTAGGGGGACGGGTCCTGTTAATGGAACGATAGATCTTTATGGGATTACCAATACGTTACCATAAAAGGTAATTAATTTCCATGAACTTGGTGTTGAGAAAGCTTTTTGTAAATGCTTTATTTTACACAACAAAGCAGCTAGCAAAGTAGCTAACTGCTCAGTTGTACAATTTTAGAAGTTTCACTGGATACAGATATATGTTGTTACCAATAGTTACACCTTTAGTTTAAACAGAATTCGAAAACATATGCAGGAAAGAAAACTAAATTAAAACTTCATTCAGCACAACAAAGTAATTAACTAACTGGTTGTTGTACAAAAAATGTATGCTTATAAGTAAAAATGGCAGGTAATTGACTAAGTTACCTGCCACAGTCTGGAGGATAGTACTCCATTTTTAAAGAGTGTAGCTGTTGGAAACTGACTTGCCGATAGTATGTGTAATGAAAAAAAGATTATTCGTAATATAAATAGAAAAAGAGCGCTGATTGAGAGCGCTCCTTATACCCAATCATAATGGAGGTGACGTGCTCACATTATATAGATAGGTAGTAATTATAGTATGTACAAGTATGAGATTAGTGAATAGATATAGATGTAATTTGTATTTAACAACAAATAAAAAGAGCGCATTTTTATATGCACTCTTTTTATGGTAGATGAATGTCTCGTGAGATAGAAAAATCTGTAGATTGTAATCAGATTTTCACGAGTAAATTTTTAATATTGTATGCTTTTCTTGGAGTTATGGAGCCTGTCATTAAAGGAAAGAGGCAAAGTGCAATTTTAATACAAGCGATATTTCATAACAAGCGAAAAAGAGCACACAGAAAAGCATGCTCTTCGATAAGAAAGGTAGAACTCTATGAGCGGAGAGTCTACATAAAATAGTGTATGAGTGTTTCTTTTAAATGTGCAGAAAAAATCAATAAAATGTCAACGGAAAATCAACAAAAACTCTATATTAGTAAACAAATTAGAAAGGACCTGCTGTGGGAGAACAGGTCCTTTACAAAAATGCCTATGAGGAAAATCAATGTCACCAATATAGTATCAATAAAAGAGAATTTATTCCAGGTGATAAGTATTGAGAAATAAAAAATATTTGGCGCAACAAAGTGGTCAACTTTATTAGCTAACCACGTGTTACACAAAAGAAAATTAGGCCCTACAAGTAATAGCTGTGTAACTTAGAGTTACAGTTATAGTATAAGTGAAATTGGAAATGTTATACGAAAGTTATTTTGGTAAAAATATTATTTTATAGAAATAAGAAAATTAAAAAAGAGCACCATGCATCAGTGCTCTTTAAGATCGGAGGTAACTCTTTAAGCGGAACGTCTAGGTTAGAAATATATGATGTGAAAAGGAAATAAGAACAATATTTTATTTTAGATTTAATACAAAAGAGCAGCTAGCAAAAGCTAACTACTCTCCTAAAGAAAATTTAAGAAGGAAGTTCAAAGATTAAGTGTATTTATAATATGGACAAGTTTTGAGAATTTATTCAAGAGGGAGGACTTTTATGATGAAAAATACATTAGGTGATAATAACCACTTCTTTTATAAAAATATAATTTTATTAGTAGAAATTTTTAAAAGGGCCTGTTGCGAGGGTAGGCCCTTTTGAGAAAAAATTAATAGTAAAGTTTACGTTGAGGTCACTTATATAATACAAAATGAAACGTATTAATTCTATACGTTGAATGTTGAGAAAGAATTTTATGGAAAAAGGAGCAGCTAGCAAAAGCTACCTGCTCAATACAGAGAAGAGAGACTGGGACGGATTAAATGAGTTCTGGCTTATAGCCTGTGTATAGTATTTGTTTAATATTTAGAAATATTCGGTTGTATCAAAATAAAAAAGAGCACCTTCGAACAGTGCTCTTTCTCGGAGTATATAGTCAAATGAGCCCAAAAATGAAGGTGTATAAAAATGTTCAATACAAAGTATGTAGTACTATATAAAATTGTGCTGAAAAAAAGAGCAGTTAACTTTTTGCTAGCTGCTCCACTTAGATATGCATCTCTGGATATAATTACAGTATGAAAGAAATATTGATTTTTATTCAGGGAAGAAAAAGAAAATGAATACATTTAGGCTGTTCCAACTTGATTTTGGTCTGCAACATCAGCATCAAATGTGTTTGTCGCGCTAACACCGTTAAAAGTATTCACGACAAATCCAACATTCGAAGAGCCAGAACCGTTATAAGCTTTCGTATTTTCTTTTGGTGATACGTTGTAAAAATCCCCTAAATTGAAAGCGCCATTACTGTTTTGCACGACGAGATTTCCAACAACTGAAGGCATAGTACGCACCTGCTTTTCTAGAAAGTATTTAAATTAGCATATGGTGCATTCGTCTAGAGGTTCATTTGGATTTAAGATTTCGAAGTTATTGCTTGGAAAGATCTTAATGAAATAATTTTTTTGTAGGAAAATAACTTTATAAAATAGGTACAATTCACGTTCAGATTATTTTTGAATGTAATATAGGTATCAAAAGGAGTAAAACGCTCAAAAATGGAAATGAGAGACATTTGTATGAAAGGGATGAGAGAAATGGCAAATGCAAAGAAAAAGAAAATAAGAAAAGCTATCGCTCGGCGTGCAATATCCGTTGATAAATACCAGGTTAACAAAGCTTGGAGAAACATCTTTGTGCAGGCTGGTATTATCAAATAAATGAAAATAGAATACAGTCCGGCTAGAAAACTAGAGGACACCAATTCATTAAAGCAGCAATTAAGGCTGTTTTACGAATAGGTGTCCTTTTTATTTTGAAAAGGGAGATGGGGAAATGCAAAAGGGCAGCTAACAAAAGTTAGCTGCTCCAAACAGGGATGTGTCTCTAGATGTAGTTATAGTATGAACGGAATATTGAGTTTTATTCAGGGAGGTGCTTAAAGATTTTCGTTTTAGCTTAATCTATATCCCACAAACAAAATAAGTGCTAAAAACAAAGATCATGAAAAATGCCAGTAGGACCATAGCTTTCCAATTATTTATCTTGGAGAATCTTACCAAAATAACAAAAAAGTTCCTATTGTTAAGGCTAGTAAAGTAAATAAAAGATGAAAAGATACTGTATTTATAGGTATATTCATTTTGGATGAACATACTTCAAGATATAGAAAGAATAAACCGATACAAATGAGTGGAAAAATAAAGTACCGTAGATTTATATTATGTTTCATAGGTTGCGCCCTTGTTATCGAAATATCTCTATTAAACTCTAATGGGAAATATAAGAAAAAGCTAGTGTTTATAAATTAGAATAGATTTCTTAACAAAATAATCCTTTTGTTTATAGAAAAACAAGCTACCACGTTACATTGATTGGAAATCTTTTCTAAGGTATTCTTAAGAGGATGGGAATAGAAAGAATATCTTCGAGAGGAAAGGAATTAATTTATGTTAGGAAATTGGTTAGATAAATTAAAAGAACCTAAATGTATACATAGATATAAACTTATTAAAAGTCATGACAATGAAGATTTTAAAACTGGTAAGATGGGGATAGTTAGTTATTATAAATGTGAAAAGTGTGGAAAAGAGAAGGAAATCAGCAAATATACTAATGATGTTAATAGTGATTATTGGGATATTTAAAATAACATTCGAATATAGTCCGGCTAGAAAACTAGAGGACACCAATTCATTAAAGCAGCAATTAAAGCTGTTTTAGGAATAGGTGTCCTTTTTATTTTGAAAAGGGAGATGGGGAAATGAAGGGGTTAAAGGATCAGTTACGCGAATGGAAAAAGCAATCGAATCAAACAAAGAAGAAAAAGAAAAAGAATAAAAAACGAAAAGAGAAATTTAGCACTCGTGAAATTGAAGAGTTAATGGGAGTTCATGGACCACGTTATGAACGCAGACGTGGAGCGATAAGACAAAAGTAATTTAAAAATAAAAAGGAGTGGTCTTACATGACTAAACAATTATCTTTCTTACCAAAAATCGATAGAACAGCGACACAAGAGAAATTAGAAGGTGTGTTGGAAAGCGTACGTATATATAGACAGTTCGGAATGATTCGTAAGGAAATGAAAGTCACTCCTTCTTATGAAGTTAAAGAACATGGTCCAACACATACTGTTGGAAAGCCTTTAGAGGATGTAGCAATTGCAAATCTACAACAAAGTGAACGTGAAGAGTGGTTGGAGTTAATTTCATTCCGTATTGATCAGTTTTTAAATCGTTTAGGTAATGGTAGTGCGGGAAGAATTCAAAGAGATATTATTAGTAAGCGTTATTTAGAAGAAGAGGATGTATGCGATTATATGATTTATAACGAAATCGGAATGGCTGAACGTACGTATCGTCGTTGGAAATCCAGAGCTTTTTATAATTTAGCTTTTGCTCTTAGATTAGAAGTTTATGAGACTGAAGAAACTGGAGGTAATGAATAATGAATTTTGTTCAGCCAATACGTGATCCAGAAGAAATAAAGCAGCTAAAAGATTATTTTAAAGAAAAGAGCTTACGTAATTACATTCTCTTCATTATTGGAATCAATACGGGTCTGAGAATCTCGGACATTTTGAAATTGAAGGTAGGAGATGTCAAAGGTAGTCATATATCTATGAGAGAAAAGAAAACCGGGAAACAGAAACGACTACAAATTACTGCAGCACTGAAAAGGGAACTTAAATGGTTTATTGAAGAAAGAGAAGATAATGAGTACTTATTGCAAAGTAGACAAGGAAAGAATCGTCCAATCGGTCGTAGCATGGCATATAAGATATTAAGTATAGCCGCAGCAGAGTTCGGGTTAGATGAAATAGGAACACATACATTAAGAAAAACATACGGGTATCACATGTACATGCAAACGAAAAACATAGCGTTACTCATGGAGATATTCAATCACTCGTCAGAGAAGGTCACACTACGCTATATAGGTGTAAACCAAGATGCAATGGATAAAGCAATGACTAGGTTTAAAATCTAATCATTGCTTTTTTCTTTTAAATCTAGGGATATCGTAGCATTTTGGGAAAAAAACACGTTAGAAGTATACAAGATTTTATACAGTTCCAGTAACAAATAAGAACCCTAAAACCGCGCTAGGATAGGAATGTATAAAAAAATGCATAGATCCATAGAACAAAAAAAGAAGGTTCCTTGGTGAGCTTAAGGTTTCCTCTTTTCATTGCTACCGATAAAAAGACGTTATGTTAACTGATCATGTATACAATATACAACTAAAATCATACAACATATCGCCTCTCTTAAATGGTAAAATAGGGGAAAAGAAAAAAGTAAAAAAGGGGGGGCATAAGTGAAATATATTAATGGATTGTACATATCACTTATATTGATGATGTTTATTAATTTATCTAATATCACAATATTTAATAATGAATACTCAGGGATAGCAATGTATATCTCTTCCGTTATATTCATAATTGGAACTGCGTTTTTTGGAAGTGCAAAACGGCTTAAAATTAGTGAGGAAAAATAAAACAAAAAGTAACTTCCAATAATGAGACGTTATGTTAACCAATCATGTATAGAGTATTCATATTTAAAATAAGACATATTTTCTTGCTGATAAACATCTCTTTTAACAAAAAGGTGACAAGCATGAATAAAAAGAAAATTATATTTTATCGAGAGAGTAATAACTTCTTCTTTTCAAATTTCATGTTAAATGGAGGATTAATATGGACATTCGATGGCATGAAGATGGAATAGTATTTGAAACAATGAGAGAAGCTCATGAATGGGCATATAACGTAATATACAATGAGATTGGCTACCTATATGATGGATACAAAACCAAAGATGAAAAAATAGCCTCTTCTCTTATCTATGAATTAGTAAGAGCTAATACATTATATGGTCCTAAGTATAATATCTCTTGTGATGAAGAGTGTACTGTTAAACCATCTATTTATAAAGTTTGGGTCACACTAATTTAGAAATAAACTTCCAATAACGATAATTATGTAAATAAGCTGTCCACATGGGCAGCTTATTTTATTTTTGTCTTTGCTTGTTTTTCAAAATATTAGTGTTATCTCTATACTGTTACTCATAATTTTCGTACTGTGTAACTCAAAAGAGAAAGTGAAATGAAATCAATGATACCAAGGGATTAAGCAAAAGGTTCAGTTACACACAATATAAGATATGGATAACTCAAGACAAATATGAAATAATATATTAATTAAATAATATAAGGAGATTTAAATATGCATAAACTACATAGAGATTTTGAATTGCCAGAGAATAACCCGAAAATATGGAGATATATGGACTTCACAAAATTTATGGATATGTTGGATAAAGAATCTATATTTTTTACAAGATCAGATAAATTTGATGATAAGTTTGAAGGACGTATCCAAAATTAAATAAAGCCTTTAGAACTCATCTCTATACAAAACAGTTACATACCTTGAATCCGGAGGAACAAGAAGAGGTACTTGAATCATTTGATACTTTTGAAGAAAAATTTAAGTTTTTTAGGAGATTCATATTAATTAATTGTTGGCATGTGAATGAATATGAGTCTGCTGCAATGTGGAATTTATATCTGAAAAATGAGGAAGGAATTGCTATTCAATCTAATGTAGAAAGATTAGTAAAAAGCTTTGAAAAATCCCAAGAAACAGTTCATATTGGCAGGGTTGAGTATTATGACTATAACATCCACATTATTCCAGAAGGGCGTTTATATCTTCCTTTTATGAATAAACGTATATCATTTGCTCATGAACATGAATTAAGGGTACTTCATCAATTAGAGATAAAAGATAAAGTTGAATATGGTATGCCAATTAGGTGTGATCTTTCGGAATTGATAGAGAAAATATATGTGGCACCTACAGCGCCAGATTGGTTGTATAACTTAGTAGTTTCTATGTGTAAAAAATTCAATCTAAAGGTTGATGTAGAGAAATCGGAGCTTAGTGAATTACCAAGATAAAATAGTGGCAGAGTCGTGACCGCTTTTTGGCAGGAAATGTGCCGGTTGTTTTGGAATCAACGTGATATATTTGTATTGTGAGAAGTGGCGGAAAACACAACTCACAATTTTCCTTTATAAACTATATGTTGTCTAAACGGTTTCATAATGATGGCACATAAAATCCGAAACCAGCAGATGGTAATGATTGAATGATACTGTCATTAGGGAGAGCTTTTGCTCTTCTTCCAGTTACTTAATATTGTTGATACGTATCAGCGGTTCATCATTAGGTGATTGGAATAAGATTAAAACTTCACGTACCGTAATTAAAGTACAAATTAATAACCCATTTGAAAGCATCCATACGGGTGCTTTTTATTTTGGGGAAGGAGTGAGAACAAATGAAACTAAATAAACCAGAACAAACAGTGATTGTCGGTCATTTAATCAACAATGTTATTGGACTGGAATTAGTAAAGCAACACATTGATCCACAGAAATTAGAAAAGGCTGTAGCTTTACATAATGAGATCAATGATGATATGACACCGAAACAAACAAGAGAATCGCTTATTAGTGTACTGGATAAGGCGATAGACGAATTCTTAAAACAATAAACAAAAAAAGGAAAAGCAACTCGCTTGGGGGGCGAATCACTTTTCCTGATGGCAATGTTAACTTTATTATAACAACCTGTATTTATTTGGTAAATATATAATTGGAATATTCTTTTAAAAGAGGTGAGGATAATTGGATAGCATTTTAAACGGTAAGATTGCTGCACTTGGTCTTATGCCTATAGATAAGAAAGCATATATCAAATACCTTAAGCCATATGAGAAAGTATACAAGAAGGCTGGGATTGATGTTAATCGATTCAAGTATTACAAATTGTATGGAGAGAAGCACATGCTTTACTCTGTGGAATATCTCATGCAAACACCGATAAAAGATTTATTTGAAAGAGATAGAGGGAATCAAATGCATTGGGTAAAGACAGATGAATGAATATAAAACCAAACAACAAAAGCGTAAGTTCTATGACAGTGGTGAATGGAAGAGTATACGAGAGCAAGTAAAGAAGCGAGACAACTATGAATGCCAAGAGTGTAAGCGCAATGGTAGTGTTCGTGTGGACACCAATGAATACAGTGAGAGTGCAAAGCGTAAGAAGATTCAGCTCGTTGTCCATCATATAAAAGAACTAGAACATCATCCAGAACTTGCATTAGAAATAGATAACTTAGAAACAGTCTGTGTGGATTGCCATAATAAAGAACACGGTAGAGTGTTTGTTAAAAAGATAAACAAATGGGAAAACGATGAAAAGTGGTAAAAATGATTCGATAATAACACCCCCCCTTAAAATATTTCATCAAAAAATGCTCTAAGGGGCACCGGAGGAGGGGGTCGATTTTTCAAATTTATAACCAAATTCGCGCGTTATATCAAATTGGAAAACGATGTAAATCAGAAGGGAGGGATATTGTGGCTAGAGTGAAGCGTGAAACAATGAGAAAAAGGATTGAAAAGGATCTAACAAATCAATTAAAAGAAAAAAAGATTGTAGGTAATCATTATACTGACTTAATTCAAGACTATTTATCGTTGTGGGATTTAAAGTGTATTCTTGTTGATGATATTGAAGAAACAGGAATAAAAGTATCTGGCATGCATGGTCCGAAATCCAATCCTTCTATTAATGATTTACATAAAACAAATGATCGAATGATAAAGATTTTAGATGCACTTGGATTAGAAGCATCGGCAGAAGAAAAGAAAGTTCCTTCAAAACCTGTGCGCTCAGTTAAAGATTTAACATGATTCAAAATAAATATGTCACTGAATATATTGAGATGTATCGCGCAGGGAAAATTAAGCTGAATAAAGAGCGCATAATGCTAATTGAGTACCTGGAGAAATACATTTTAATACGCGATGATTTGTATTTCGATAATGAAATGCATGAGGACTATATCAAATTCACTGAGAAATGGTACTTTAAATTGCAAGCATTTCAAAAGTTCCTAACAGCATTTGTTTTTCTTTTCTACAAAGAAGATGATTCTGTTTTTTACGAGCAATTTTTAATTATGATGGCTCGTGGTGGTGGTAAAAACGGTTTAATTTCATCATTATGCCATTTCTTTATTAGTCCGCTGCACGGAATAGATCGATACAATGTTTCAATTGTGGCGAACAATGAGAAGCAGGCTAAAGTTTCTTTTCGTGAAGTCTATGATGCTATTAAAGGAAAAGAAATACTAGAAGACATGTTTTATAGAACCAAGGTAGAGATACTGAGTAATGATACACAAAGCATTATGCAATATCATACATCTAATGCTGGTTCTAAGGATGGACTTCGTGACGGTTGTGTTATTTACGATGAAATACATCGATATGAAAACTTTGATGTAGTAAATGTATTCTCTAGTGGACTTGGAAAAGTGCCGAATGCTAGAGAATTTTTTATTGGTACAGATGGCTTTGTCCGCGACGGATTCCTGGACAAAACGAAAGAGCGAGCGATGAACATTCTAAAGGGAAAAGATTTAGAAGATCCATTATTCCCTTTCATCTGCAAGATAGATAATCCAGAAGAAATTGATAATCCTGATGTATGGGAAAAAGCTAATCCGATGTTTAGTGAGCCGAGAAGTTCTTATGCTAAACAATTATTTAAAAAGGTATTAACTCAATATAAACAATTAGAAAATAATCCTTCAAACCGTGAAGAATTCATAACAAAACGCATGAATTACCCTGAAACAGATTTAACAAAGTCTGTAGCCTCATGGGAAGAAATCATGCGTACTGGTTTTGAAGAAGACGGCGAAACGCTCAGAGAAGTTCCTGATTTAAAACATAAAGTAGCTGTAGGTGGACTCGACTTCGCCAGCATCAAAGACTTTGCTGCGGTCGGTTTACTATTTAAACATGGTGAAGATTATATATGGAAAGGTCATTCATTTGTACGTAAAGGATTCTTGGACAAAGTGAAATTAAAAGCACCTATATATGAATGGGCTGAAAATGGTTTACTAACTATTGTGGATGAACCAGTTATTAATATCTCTCACATTGTAGATTGGTTTGTAAAAATGCGTGAGATATACGGATTTAACACAATAGTAGCTGATACTTTCCGTCTTGATCTTGTTAAAACAGCACTTGAAGCTGAGGGTTTCATATTGTTATATATTCGTAATCCAAAAGCGATTCATTCTTTATTAGCACCTAGGGTCGAAACGTTATTTGCGAACAATCGTATTATTTTTGGGGATAATCCATTAATGCGTTGGTACACCAACAATGTTTACGTCCACATCAAAAAAGACGGTAACAAAGAATATCTGAAAAAAGATGAATTTAAGCGCAAAACAGATGGATTCCAAGCCTTTATTCATGCATTATGGCAAGCGGATAACATTCTTGTTGATGAATTCGATTTTATGTTAGACGGTATTAAATTCTAATAAAGGGGGTGATAATCATTGGATGGCTGGATGCGGTGTTTAAAAGAAATAGTGAATTAGGATTTATGTTTGATGTGGAAATGTTTATTGAAAAAGCAAATAGAGTACACATGAAGCGATTAGCAATTGATACATGTATATCCTTTTTAGGAAGAACAATTAGCCAGTCCGAATTCAGAGTGAAAAATGGTGAAGAATTCGAAAAAGATGATCTTTATTACAGATTAAATGTTAGACCCAATAAGAATATGACAGCAAGTACCTTTTGGGAGAGTTTCATTTACAAACTTATTTTTGATAATGAAGCGCTAATTGTACAAGCTGATGATGGGGATTTACTTATTGCTGATGACTTTGAACATAATGAATATGCTGTGTTTGAAGATACTTTTACAAATGTCACAGTAAAAGATTATCAGTTTAAGAGAAGTTTTAAGCAAAGTGAAGTTATTCATTTAAGATATCGGAATGACAAGTTATCACCTCTTATCGATGGTTTGTTTACTGATTATGGTGATTTGTTCGGTAGGATATTAAGTTCTCAAAAGCGCAAAAATCAAATTCGCGGAACAGTTGATATGGACATGCTTGCTGCAAAGAGTAAAGAACATCAAGCGAAGCTTCAAGAATTCATTGATAACATGTACAAAGCGATTGGAGAAAAAGACGTTGCTATCATTCCACAACAACCAGGTTTTAAGTATGCTGAAACGTCAGGTGGAGCAAATTCTGGACAGAGTGTAGAGGAAATTAATAAAGTAACAAATGGCTTCTTAAATCAAGTAGCAATGACTTTTGGTATTCCAACTGCTTTGATATATGGTGAAATGGCTGATGTTGAGAAGCAAACGAAAAATTATATGCTTTTCACAGTGAAACCTTTATTAAAAAAGATTTCTGATGAAGCAAACGTTAAATTTTTTGAAAAAGAGGAGTATCTTTTAGGTCAAAAAATTGAAGTTAAAGCTGTTTCTTATCAAAGTATATTTGATCTTGCGACAAGCATCGATAAACTCATTTCTTCAAGTGCATTTACAGGAAATGAAATTCGATTAGAAGTAGGATATGAAGTTTCGGATGATCCAAACTTAAATACACATCATATTACGAAAAACTATACGAAACTAACTGAATCTGAAGGAGGTGAGAATACAAATGACGGTGAAAATTGACGTTAAAGGACCAATTATTTCGAATGATGAAGCTTGGATTTATGATTGGTTTGAAATGGATGCTGCAAGCCCAGGTAAAATCTCAAAAGAACTGATTGATGCCAATGGTGATGATTTAATTGTATCGATTAACAGTCCCGGTGGTTATGTACACGAAGGATCAGAAATTTATACAGCGTTGAAAAATTATCCTGGTCATGTGGAAGTTCAAATTGTTGGTTTGGCTGCAAGTGCGGCTTCTGTTATTGCGATGGCTGGTGATAAAGTCCGAATTTCACCTACAGCACAAATTATGATTCACAATGCTTCTATGTGGAACGGGGGTGATCATCGTGATATGGAAAAAGCTGCTGAAATGTTGAAAACAACTGATCGAGCAATTGTAAATGCCTATGTCATTAAAAGTGGTAAATCAGAAGAGGAACTACTTCATATGATGGCTGAAGAAACTTGGATGGGTCCACAACAAGCATTAGAAAATAATTTTGTGGATGAAATTATGTTTATGGATAATCAGGTTAAAATGACAGCTTCAGCTTCTACTACTGCCATGCTTCCACAGAAAGTAATCGATGGCTTTAGAAATGGAACCATGAACAAAGGCCAAGGGATTACAAAAGAAGATTTAAATGCAGCATTATCAGGTTTAAAAAATGAAATTCTGAATGATTTACAAACGAATACAAATCTCAAAGAGCCTATTCAAAAGCCTGTTCATACAAAACAGAATTTGAGTACGCTCTTTTTAAATTTAGGAGGAAAATAAAATATGGTTATTAAGTTTAATAATTTCGAAGAGAAAAAACTAGCTTTTGCAAAAGCAACACAGGATGGTACAGCAGAAGAACAATCAGTAGCATTAAACTCCATGATTGAAGCACTTGCTACCGATGTTCGTTCAGATATTTTAAACCAAGTGAATGAATCAATGGTAGATCGTTCTATTATGCAATCTCGCGGTGCTAATGTACTAACAAGTGAAGAAATGAAGTTCTTTAATGCCGTTGTTGAAGATGGTGGCTTTAAATCTACTGAAACTTTACCTAAAACAACACAAGAGAGAATTTTTGATGATTTAGTTCAAGGTCATCCGTTACTAGAGCATATCGGTTTAGAGAATTTAGGAGCCGTGACAGAATTTATTTATGGAGATCCAGAGGGTGCAGCTGTATGGGGACCTTTATTTGGTGATATTAAAGGGCAATTAAATGCTACATTCCGAAAAGAATCTATTACTCAACTGAAATTAACGGCATTTATTCCATTAGCAAATGATATGTTGAAGCTTGGTCCAGTATGGGTGGAACGTTATGTTCGTACAATGATTACAGAAGCAATGTCAGTAGGTTTAGAACGTGGTTTTGTAGCTGGTACGGGTAAAAATGAACCTATTGGATTATTAAAAGACCCTAGCGGAAGTGTTACGAATGGAGTATATCCAGATAAAAAAGTTGCTGGAACTTTAACTTTTGAGCCTGGTCGCAAAACAATTAATGAACTAAAAGGCGTGGTCAAATTATTGGCTAAAAAATTAAATCCTGATGGTAAAACAGATGCAGATCGACCAAAAAATATTGCTGGTAAAGTAGTTATGGTAACAAATCCATTCGATACTTTTGATATTCAAGCAAATGCTACGATTCAAAATGCGGCAGGTGTATATGTAACGAGCTTACCTTTTAATCCAATCCCAACAGAATCGGTATTTGTACCTCAAGGACAAGTGGTGTTCTTTGTTAAAGGAGAATACATTGCAGCGATGGGTGGAACAGAGCCAATCAAAAAGTATGAAGAAACATTAGCTTTAGAAGATGCAACTGTTTATATTGCTAAACAATATGCTACAGGTAAACCGAAGGATAAATACACTTCACAAGTTTACACATTAAAGCTTGAAGAAGTAACTCCACCAACACAAGGATGATGTGAATGGATACAGTAATTTCAAATGAAATATTACAGGAATTTAAAGATAGGATGCACTTGGGTGATGAGGAAGATGATAACCTAAAGCGCATCCTTTCTACGTCTAACAAGGCATTACTTAGGGTTTGTGGGAATTATGATTTAAATAAAGACGAGGAGTTCAAAGAATTAGTCTTTGAACGTTCTCGTTATGTTTATAACGATGCATTAGAGTATTTTGACAAGAATTTTTTAAGTCAGATTAATAGTTTAGGTATCGATAAAGCATTAGAAGAAATTAAATTGGACGGTGATTAATATGCGTCCTTTTCAGTACAAGAAACCACTGAATACAGGTGATTGTAGAAATCGAATTATCATTGAGCAACCTGAAGTAATAAAAGATGATTTGAATCAAGAAGTTGAAACAGGTAATTGGCAAGAAGTAAAAAAAGCATGGGCAATGATAAAAACGGTAAAAGGTTCAGAGTACATTGAAGCTTCGGCTTCACAGTCTACACGAATTTATCGGTTTGTAATTCCTTATACAACAGGAATTACAGAATTAATGCGAATTAAAATGAAGGATCGTATCTTTGACATTATCGAACCGCCAATGAATGATGATGAAATGTATCAAACATTGACTATGATCGCAAAGGAGCATGTTTAATATGAATGATTTTGCGAGCGAACTTGCTAGAGAATTGCAAAGATATGCAAATGTTGTGGAAGAAGAATTACTGACAGCGCAAGAAGAAGTTGCTGATGTTGCTGTAGAAAAATTAAAGCAAGGTAGTCCTAAAAAAACAGGGGCATATCGTAAAGGATGGCGTAAGAAAAAAGAAGGTAATGGTGTTGTCGTCCACAATTCACAAGGACAATTAACGCATCTTTTAGAAAATGGACATGCGAAAGTCGGTGGTGGGCGTGTTCCAGCTCAAGTGCATATTCGTCCAGTTGAAGAGTATGTAATTAATGAATTGCCAAGACGTATCGAGAGGGCGATTCAAGAATGACATTAGGTGAATTAACAAAAATCCTTGAAGCTACAGGTTATCCTGTAGCTTATTCGCATTTTACAGCAACGCCAGGTAAGCCAGTACCAGCGCCACCTTATATTTGTTTCCTTGTGGATGGATCAGCAAATTTAATGGCTGATAACAAGGTGTATCACAAGGTAAATGATTTAAATATAGAGCTTTATACAACTAAAAAAGATTTAGTTGCAGAAGCCAAACTTGAAAAAGTCCTAGACGATCATGATATTCCTTATGACTCGTATGGGACTTTTATTGAATCTGAGAAATTATTTCAAAAAATATATGAAACGAGGTTGATGTAAATGCCAGAAAACAAGGTATCTTATGGTTTAAAAAATGTTCATTATGTACCATACAACGTAACTGACGGAGTCGTTACATTTAAAACACCAATTCCATTGCCTGGTGCAGTTGAACTAACAAATGAACCACGCGGTGATTTAATTGAATTCTATGCGGACGATATGCTTTATTACTCAGCAGATAATAACCAAGGTTATGAAGGAACATTAAATATCGCACTCCTTCCAGAGCAATTTGCTATCGATGCATTAGGCGAACAATTAGATGAGACAGATGGTGTATTAAATGAGTTAGCTGATGCAAAAGGGAAACCATTCGCGCTGTTATTTGAGTTTGATGGTGATGTGAAGGCAACTCGTCATGTTATGTATAACTGTTCAGCGAGTCGACCTAATATTTCATCAAAATCAAAAACAAATTCAGCTGAACCGAATACAAATGAATTGAAATTTGTTGCGAGCCCATTGATTTTAGCGCCTGGTGGAAGACCAATGGTTAAAACGAAGACAACTGCTAAAACAACCCAAACAATTTACGATAACTGGTACAAAGAAGTTTATATTAAAAAACCAGCAGCACCAAAAGGAGCGTAATAGTAAATGGAAAAGACAATTACAATAGACGGAAAACAAGTTAGATTAAAAAGTACAGCAGCAACCGTTAAACGATATAAAGCGCAATTTAGACGTGATTTATTTGCAGACATGCTCAAATTAGGAGTTATCGCTCCTTCAAATCCTCAAGCGGGTGCTACTATTGATTTAGCAAATGCGGATTTAAGTAAAGTAGATTTTGAGGTTGTATATGATCTAGTTTGGTTATATGCAAAAACAGCAAATCCAGAAATTGCTGAACCGATTACATGGTTAGATGGTTTTGATGAATTCCCTATCTCTGAAATCCTTCCAGAAATCATGGATATGATTCAAAGTACAATGGGCGCAAAAAAAAAATAAAGAAAAGTAATGGAGAGCAAGGCGATTTCAGTGATGAAGAATTAACCACTGATACGTTCCTTGCTCTTTGTTATAAAGCGAAATTAACACATTGGGATTTGGAAATTATGACGATCGGTGATTGTTTTGATTACATTTCTGAATTCGCTGAAATGGAGAATCCAGATAAAGAAAAAGTTAGAAAAGCAAATCAAAAAGACTTCGATTCGTTCTAAGAAAGGGGTGAGAAAATGGCAGGAAGAATTAAAGGTATTACGATTGAAATTAATGGTAACACTCAACCGTTACAAAACGCTCTAAAAGATGTTAATAAACAAAGCGATTCTTTAGCTAAAGAACTAAAAGATGTTGAAAGATTACTAAAATTTGATCCTGGTAATATTGAGGCACTTTCTCAAAAGCAACAGTTACTTACACAACAAATTGAAAATACAACACAAAAGCTAGATAAATTGAAAGCTGCAGAACAACAAGTACAAGCTCAATTCCAAAACGGTAAAATTTCTGAAGAACAGTATCGTGCATTTAGGCGTGAGATTGAATTTACAGAAGGGTCACTTAATGGTCTTAAAAATAAACTAGGAAACATGAAAGCTGAGCAAGAGAATGTAGCGAGTTCTACAAGGCAATTAGAAACATTGTTTAGAGCTACAGGAAAAAGCGTTGATGATTTTGCAGGAGCATTAGGGAATCGTCTTGTGAATGCAATTCGAAATGGAACAGCTACAAGTCGTCAGTTAGAGCAAGCGATTGGAATTATTGGTCGTGAGGCATTAGGTACAGAAGCTGATATTGAAAAATTACAAAGAGCTCTTCGATCTGTGGATGCTGGAAATTCCATACGGCAAGTACAAAATGAGTTAAGAGAATTACAACAAGAAGCTGGTAGAACCGAGAAGAAGTTTGAAGGACTACAAGTAGGATTAGAAAACGTTATTGGTGGATTAGCAGCTGGTGGCGGAATTGCAACCGCTATTGAAAAAGCAATGGACATGTCGAAGCTAAAAACAAAAATTGAAATAGGATTTGATGTTCCTGAATCCTCAAAAAAATCAGTAGAGGATGCTGTGAGAGGAATTTCAGCCTATGGATTAGATGCAGAAGAAGCACTTGAGGGTGTAAGAAGACAATGGGCTTTGAATAAAGATGTTAGTGATGAAGCAAATGCTTCTTTCGTAAAGAGTGCAGCTGTTATTTCTAATGCTTATGCTGGCATAGATTTTACTGAATTAATTCAAGAAACGAATGAAATCGGTAATGAATTAGGCATTTCACAAGAAGGCGCTCTTGGTATGGCTGATGCCTTATTAAAAATGGGTTTTCCACCGGAACAATTAGATATTATCGCCGAATATGGTGGTCAGTTAACGCGAGCAGGATACAACGCTGAAGAAGTACAAGCTATTATGGCAGCTGGGGTTGAAACAGGAACCTGGAATATCGATAATTTGCTAGATGGACTGAAAGAAGGTCGTGTAAAAGCGGCTGAATTCGGTCAAGGTGTCGATAAAGCAATGACAGAAGCCCTTGAAGGTACACAAATTTCAGCAGAACAGGTTGAAAAATGGGGTCAAGCTGTAGCTAATGGTGGTAAAGAAGGTTCAGCAGCTATGACTGAGATTGCACAAGCTCTATCACAAGTTGAAGACGAAACAAAGCGTAATGAATTAGGTGTTAAGTTTTTCGGTAGATGATGAATTGTGCCGAAGTAAAATTGCGGTATAAAGCAAAGAGGGTGCGAATCCTAATTTGAACCGAAGGCTATACAAAGTATAGTCAGGGGCAGAGCATAGAGGGTGAAAAGATATAATCCCTCCACGAGACCGCGACACTTTCTTTATAAGTGAAAACGTATGCCGAGCTTGCATTAATATGAAGTGCAAGAAGTAGAGGATAAAAAGCCTTTACGATAACAAAATGACAATGTACGAAGATCAAGGACAAAACATTATTAATACTTTGCTAGGCGCGAAAGAAAAAACAGTCGATTTTGGAAAGCAACAAGATAAACTAAATGATTCTATTAAGAAAATGGATGCAAACCCAGCGGTTAAATTTCAAAAAGCAATGCAAGATTTACAAGTTGCGCTTCAGCCGATTCTTAGTGTTATAGCTGATGTTATTTCCAAAATAGCTGAATGGGTTTCAAACAATCCAAAGTTAGCAGCCACATTAACGGCTGTTGCAGTGGCTATTGGTATAATCTCAGGTGCAATTATGGCACTCGCTCCTATAGTCATGACTGTCATGAGCTTCTTTGGAGTTGGAGCTTTAGCAGCAGCTGGACTTGTTGCAATTGTCCCTATTATTATTGCAGCTATAGTTGCTTTAGGAATTGCTATTTATAAAAATTGGGACGACATCAAACAATGGACCATTGACGCTTGGAATGCAATTGGAGAGTTCTTAGTAGGGATATGGGACGGTATTGTGCAATGGGCCAGTGATACCTGGAATAGTATTAGTGAATCCACATCGGAAGTCTGGAATTCAATTAAGGAGTTCTTAATAGGCTTATGGAATGGAATTGTTGAGTTTGTTATAACCTGGGGAACCGCTATTTTAGAAGCATACGTTGGTATTTGGACTTCTATTTTTAATTTCTGTATGGAAATTTGGAATGGAATTGTAGAATATCTCACTTCTGTATTGCAAGGAATAGCAACTTTCTTCACCGAAGTATGGACTTCAATATCGACGTTCTTTCAAGAGACCTGGAATGGATTAGTTGCCTTTCTAACTCCTATTTTACAAGGGATTGCTGATTTCTTTTCTATGATTTGGAACGGTATTTCTACAGTGATTCAAACTGTATGGAACTTCATTACTCAATACTTACAAGCAATTTGGACGGCTATTTTGTATTTTGCAACGCCAATTTTTGAATCGATAAAGAACTTTATTGGTTCTGTGTGGAATGCTATTAGTTCAGCGGCAACAACGGTGTGGAATACTATAGTTTCTTTTCTTCAGAGTTGTTGGAATGGTATTGTTTCGGTTGCAACTTCTGTCTTTGAAACACTTAAAAATTGGATTGTGAATGTATGGAATGTTATTAGTTCCACCACAATGACGGTGTGGAATGCAGTAAAAGGATTTTTACAATCTTGCTGGAACACGCTAGTTTCTATAGTCACACCGATTTTCCAATCAATCAAAGATTGGATCGTAAATACATGGAATACAATTAGTTCCACTACAAGCGCAGTATGGAATACAATTAAAAGTTATCTTTCTAGCTTATGGAATTCAATTGTTTCCACAGCTAGTGCAATTTTTAATAGCATTAAATCAGCCATTTCGACTGTTTGGAATATGATTAGTAGTACAAGCAGCAGTGCGTGGAATGGTATTAAATCTACGCTTTCAAACATTTGGGAAGGTATTAAGTCGACCGCATCTTCTGTATGGAATGGATTAAAAGATGCAATTATGACTCCTGTAAGATGGGTAACAAACGCTGTTAGTGGGGCATTTGATGGAATGAAGTCAGCGGTATTAGGCGTTTGGGATGGAATTAAGAGTGGTATTCGTACAGCTATCAACGGAATCATTCGTATTATTAATAAATTTATAGATGGATTTAATACACCAGCAGAATTGTTAAATGAAATTCCAGGAGTTAGTGCTCCAACTATTCCACATGTGCCGATGCTTGCTAAAGGTGGAAAGCCTGTAGGTGATGGTTCATTTATCACAGGAGAAGCCGGACCAGAGTTATTTACGAAGAAGGGTAATTCAATCACAGTTACACCTTTATCATCGAAAGAAAAATCACTCGGTATTACTGGAACTATGAATCAATTAATGGGTGATATGAGCCGCATGATGGCTACTTCTATGAATCAGTTATCCGGATTAAAGTCTGTCATGAGTGGTGTGTATGGAAGTATGTCAAACAATAGACAAGCTATGACAAACAGTGTATCGAATCAAGTATTTAATCAATCGTCTGGATCATCTGGTGGCGGAGTAATCCCGATGCTTGGTGGCGATTTAGTTGTGGAAGTTCCTGTTGTTTTAGAAGGACGAGATGTGGCGCGTGGTACTTATCGATATACAACCGAGTATCAAGAAAGAGAAGAAAAAAGAAACTCAGACTTTTAGGTTTGGGTTTCTTTTATTTTATAAAGAAATGAGGTGTCAAAATGAGCTCTTTCAAATTTAACAATGAACGTAAAAAGTTTATCCAAATCGCAAAAGGTTGGAAAAGACCAACTTGGGCACCATTGAAACGGAATTTTCTAAGTACTCCAGGATATCCGGGAGCAAGATTATTAGGAACAGAAACGGAACCACGTCCACTTCCTGTCCCTGTGGGAATTATCGTTCCAGATGAAACAAATTTAGAAATGTTAAAAGAAGAAATTGCAAGTTGGTTAATAACGGATCAACCAGCAGAGCTTATTTTTGATGTAGAACCAAATAGAACATATTTAGCGGTTGTGGATGATAGTTTTGATCTAGATGAATTCGTAACACTTGGAATAGGAACTATTACGTTCATTTGCCCAATGCCATATAAATTAGGACCCACTCAAACAGTCGATTTTCAAACAGGTGCGCTAGGGTTAACCACAAATGTTCAAAACAAAGGAACTGTTCATTCTAATCCTATTATTGAGATTGACATAAAAAAACCAAACACTTTTTTAGATGTGTGGTTTGGTGGGGTATCTTTAAGTGATCGAGATTATTTTCGTATCGGTATGCCACTAAAAACTGTGGAAAAGCCTGTAGAAAGGAATCAGCGTATCGTATGGGATGAAATGGGACGAGTTGAGATAGCAATACTCGATGAAAATAGTAAGGTACTTTCAAAAATTGCTATGAACGATCTCTATTGGCAAGCCGAACAAAATTTTGGAACGATGGTTATTGGATACGATAACAAGCCAGGGAAAACAGGACTAATTTATGAAAGCGGTGATTATCCGAATACATGGAATCAATATTTTGGTCGATTGTGGATAGCTAGAACAGGAAATGTATGGGAAGCGTATATTTCAAAATTTCTTCCTGGGACAGAAAAAGATGATTCAGAACGTTTTGCACGGTGGACTGATGAAAATAACTATCACATGGAAAAAGCAGCTCAAATCCAGATTAGCATCATGCAATGGCAGGATGTACCACCAGTAGAAGCGATGTCAGTTAGTGATTTAAAGTTTTGGAAAGTGAATTTAAATACGAAAAACACACCGCCTTATATAGTAGATGTTGGCGATAAAGTCGTAATTGATACAGAAAATAGTCATGTAACGATTGAGGGAAAGGATGCAATTAATATTAAGGATATTTTTAGTAATTTCCCTGTCATTCATAAAGGTATGAATACACTAGAAATTATGCCTTCTGATATCGGAACAGCAAAGGTTAAATATAGGGAGCGATTTAGATGAGAACACCAAGTGGAGTCTTGCATGTTATTGATTTTAAAACGAGTCAAATCGTTTCAGCTATACAACCAAAAGATTACTGGGATGATAAACGTCATTGGGAAATCAAGAATAATATCGATACTTTAGAGTTTAAAGTATTTGATAACACGACATATGCAGCAACACTTATGCAACAAAATTTAGTATTAAAAGAAGTAAGAGATGGGCGTATTGTTCCGTATGTAATCACTGAAGTAGAAAAAGACCCTAACGATAGATCCGTAATTACTTATGCATCAGGTGCATGGATTAATCTTGCTAAAGATGACTATATTCGTCCACAGAAAATTGAAGGTAAGACAGTAAATGAATTTATGGATATTGCTCTTATAGGGACAAAATGGAAGCGCGGTAAAACGGAGTATGCTGGATTTCATTCTATGACTATTGATGAATTTATAGATCCATTGAGTTTCTTAAAGAAGATTGCTTCCCTATTTGAACTAGAAATTATATACCGTGTTGAGGTGGTTGGTTCTCAAATTGCAGGTTGGTATGTAGACATGGTGAAAAAAAGAGGAAGAGAAACAGGGAAGGAAGTCACATTAGGTAAAGATTTAGTTGGAATCAAACGTATTGAGAACTCACAAAACATTTGTACAGCTTTAATCGGCTTTATCAAAAAAGAAGGTGGGGAAGTTCTCACTATTGCAGATATAAACAAAGGTATGCCATATATTGTAGATAATGATGCTTTTCAACGTTGGAACGAAAAAGGGAAACATAAATTTGGATTTTACACACCAGAAACAGAACAAGATATAACACCAGAACGTTTATTGACTCTTATGAAAACAGAGTTAGCAAAACGTGTGAATACCTCTATTTCTTATGATGTTCAAGCACAAAGTATAGGCCGTGTATTTGGACTAGCTCACGAGTTAATCAATGAAGGAGATACAATCCGAATTAAAGATGTTGGATTTACACCTAAGCTTTATTTAGAAGCAAGGGCAATCGCTGGTGATGAATCACATACTAATCCTTTGCAAGATAAATACTCATTTGGTGATTATCGCGAAATTACTGATCCAAATGAAGAACTACGAAAGATTTATAATCGTATTCTTAGCTCACTAGGAAGTAAGCAAGAGCTGATAGATCAGTTAGATAAATTAGTGAAAGATGCAAATGAAACAGCTAATAATGCTAAGAAAGAATCCGAAGCAGCGAAAACATTGGCTGAAAAGGTTCAAGAGAATCTTAAAAATAACACGGTAGAAATCATTGAAGCTAAGAATCCATCGACAACGGGGATGCAACCTTATAAAACACTTTGGCGTGATATTAGTAATGGGAAGCCTGGTATTTTGAAAATATGGACAGGCGCAGCTTGGGAATCGGTTGTACCAGATGTTGAATCCGTTAAGAAAGAAACACTTGAGCAGGTTAATAAAGATATTGAATCAACAAAAACAGAATTAAATCAAAAGGTTCAAGAGACACAAAATCAGGCGACGGGACAATTCAACGAAGTAAAGGAAAGTTTACAAGGTGTCAACCGTACAATTTCTAATATTGAAAATAAACAAGGTGAAATTGATAAGAAAGTAACTAAGTTTGAACAGGATTCTAATGGATTTAAAACTTCTATTGAATCATTAACGAAAAAAGATACCGAAATTAGTAATAAATTAAATACTGTCGAATCAAATGCGGAAGGTACAAAAAGGGCTATTTCTGATGTGCAACAAACAACTAATGATCTAAAGAAGACCACAACTGAAGTTAAAGAACAAGCAGGAAAGATTAGTGAAAAGTTAACAACTGTAGAAACAAAGGTTAATAGCGATAAAGCCGGTGGACGTAATCTGTTATTAGATTCAAATGCTAAATACGAAAAAACGGATTATTTAATCAATGTATTTTCGCTAACTGAAAATTTTGTTGCAGGTGAAGAATATACTTTTGTAATTAAAGGGAGTGTACCTGCAGGTCAAAAGTTTGGTATTTGGATGAATGGTGGGTCTAGTAATGTTGGATATGCAACAAGTGTTTATGCGAATGGAATTACCTATGTAACTTTTAAAGCTGTAGCAGTAACGAGTGGAAATGAAAGAAAGTTGAGCCTATATAACTTTCCGAGTAACACTACAAAAGCCACTGTAGAATGGGTCGCTTTATATAAAGGTAATAAGCCACAGGATTGGACACCAGCTCCAGAAAATCAAGTAACGAATGATGAATTCACTAAAAAAACAACCGAGATTGAAAAAAATGTGGATGGTGTAACAAATACTGTATCTAAGGTGAAGAATAGTCAAGATGGATTCGAAAAGCGCATAACTACAGTAGAACAAACAGCAACTGGATTATCTTCCACAGTGAACGATTTAAACAATGTTGTATCAGATCAAGGGAAAAAGCTTACTGATGCAAATACAAAACTCGAACAACAGGCAACAGCAATTGGTGCAAAAGTTGAGCTTAAACAAGTAGAAAATTATGTTGCTGGATTTAAGATACCTGAGTTGAAGCAAACAGTCGATAAAAATAAACAAGATTTGTTGGGCGAATTAGCTAACAAACTTGCAACTGAGCAATTTAATCAAAAAATGACTTTGATTGATAACCGCTTTATTATCAATGAACAGGGGATTAATGCTTCAGCCAAAAAGACAGAGGTATATACAAAAGAGCAAGCAAATGGGCAATTTGCCACATCATCTTATGTAAGAGATATGGAAACCCGTCTTCAGTTAACTGAAAAGGGTGTTAGTATATCCGTAAAAGAAAATGATGTAATCGCAGCATTCAATATGAGTAAAGAAAACATTACTTTGAATGCGAATAGGATTAACTTAAGAGGTTTTATTACAGCGGATCATATCAAAGGGCAAGTTTTAGAAGGAGTAACACTTAAAACGAGTGGAAACAGATTTGTTGAAATAAATAAACAAGACATGAAGATTTTCGATTTAGATAAGCCACGTGGTTATATAGGATTTATGGAGACAAATGATGGAAGTATTCAACCTTCATTAGTCCTTGGTTCTGATAATAGAAAATACGCTGGTACAGGATCATTTTATATTTATCAAGTCATGCCGCGAATTAATGGAGTCGATCAACCTTCTAAAGCGTATGCAAAATTTGGGGTTTCTAAAGGAGAAAATGCAGAAGGAACTAATATTTGGTCAAATTATATTCAAATGCAGAATGACGGTGGACATCTGAGCGTATATTCAGATGGACAATTTCGTTTTCAAAACTTGAATGATATTATTTTTGAATCTGAAGGGTGGGCTCCAGGATATGGTTACTTCTCTGTAACTACAACTGAACCGCATATTTTTAACAATAACAAGGGACAGTTTACTTTCAAAAGAAAAGGCAGTGACTATAAAATACATTTCATAAACGGCGCCACCGATCATGATTTAATCATGGGTAATGCAATGATAAGATCAAGTTTTGTACAAGGTTATAACAACGGATTACAGATTAAAGATATGATGGGTCAAGGATGGAAAGATATAGAATTAAGAACACTACGAGCGCAAGAAAATATAAATGCTAATGGTCAAATGTGGGCGAAAGCATTTAATCCTACGTCAGCTAGAAATATGAAAGAGAATATAAAAGATATTCCTTTCTCAGCTCTTGATAAAATCATGAGTTTGGCTATAAAACAGTACAATTTCAGAGACGACATGTATGATTTGTATCAAATGCGTGTGAACAAACCAGAAGAACAAACAGAACCATATACAACAAAAGAAATTGAAACGTATTTCGGTATGATTGCAGACGATACGGACGCTATATTTACAGATAAAGAGAAACGGGCTATAAATTTATATAATACTGTTTCTATCTTTATTGTAGCTTTCCAACAGCAGTATCATCAATTTAACGAAGAGTTAACTACTGTTAAAAGTGAGAATAAACAACTAAAAGAGCAGGTTACGACCCTAGCAAGCGATGTGTCCACATTAACAGATTTAGTTCAAAAATTAATTAGTGAGAAACCAGAGCAGCTATAAGCTGGTCTTTTTTTATTGCTTAAAAGGGGTGGTCAAAGTGGAAGGGTTACAAGATGTACGAAGTGATGTTCAAGAAATAAAGCAAGATATTAAGGACATTCGCTTAGAGATTAAAAGTTTAGAAATGCGGACAACAGGCAACGAAAAAGACATTATCAATATCAACAAACAGCTAGATAAAATCAGCGCCAATACTACCTGGATTTTGCGACTTATAGTTGGCGGAATTGTTGGTGGCATTCTCACTTTCTTAATGAAAGGAGGTGGTATGTAATGTTTGAAATTACTGTAATGATTGGAATTGTAGTTGGTCTTTCACAAATTGGAAAAACAATTGGATTACAAACAAAATATGTTCCGTTATTAAATTTAACGCTTGGCATTGTGCTAGGCGTTTTATTTTTGGGCGGAGATATCAAAACAAATGTATTTCAAGGAATCATCATTGGACTGTCAGCAAGTGGATTATTTGACCACACAAAAATTATGAAAAAGGATGTTGATGCTAAATGAAAAAGACAATGAAACATATTACCTCGTTCCTTATGATTCTAGTACTTGCTTGTTCTTTTGCTACAAGTTCTTTTGCTGATCGAGCGCTTATTATTCCTGATTTACCAAAACAACCATACCGTTATGGTGTAGGTGCTTATGAGGGGGTTGTAGCACATTCTACAGCAACTCCAGAAGCTCCAGCTATTAACATTCAAAAATATGAGTCTCGTACATGGAGAAATGCATTTGTTCACTATGCAGTCGATTGGGGTGAAACAATCCAAATTGCTGATACAAAATATATTGCTTATGGTGGCGGTCCTGCTGCTAATAAACGATTTGTACATGTAGAGTTATGCGAAACAGCAGACTATACAAAATTCAAACGCAGCTATGACAAATACGTTAAGTTACTAGCTAAAATCTTACGTGATCGTGGGTTATCTGTAGAAAAAGGATTGTGGACACATAGCGATGTAACTCATTACCTTGGCGGTACGGATCATGAAGACCCAATTGATTATTTAAAGTCTCATGGCGTTTCAGAAGCTCAATTTAGAGCAGATGTACAACGAGCATACAATAATTCTAATGTGGATGTTTCTGTTACTGAGAAGCCATCTAAACCAGCGGAAGTACCAACAGCAGTAACAGACGGTATCGCCTTTATTGAAGGTTACAACGTTAACTTACGTAAAGGACCAGGTACAAGCTATTCTAAGATTCGTCAGTTGAACAAACCAGAATCTTATATTGTGTGGGCGGAAAAGGATGGTTGGTTAAACCTTGGTGGAGATCAGTGGATTAAGAACGATCCATCTTATGTGAAGTTTAATAAGAAAAGCACAGTAGATTCTTCTATTGTTGGAAAGCGTGTTGTTTCAAAAGTTAACAATCTACGTTTCTATGATGCTCCATCTTGGCAGGATAAAGATGTGGCTGGTTCTGTGGATGCAGGATTAGGATTTACAATTGATGCGAAAGTAAATGGAAATGGGTCACCACAATATAAAGTACACAATAGTAAAGGTAAAACATACTATGTAACAGCTAATGAAGCCTATGTGTATGTGAAGTGA